CTAACATCCCCATACCCGGTTAAGAGTATGGGACTCTGTATCAGATATTCATTATTTGATATAAAGTTGTGACTTTTTTAAAGCTTAAAATTCTCCCAACTTGAGATGAATTCATCTTGAGTCATAGGAGCTTGCCATTTTCCGTCCATAACTTTCCTGATAGCACTAACAGCGAAATTAGTTTGTAAATTTCTAATTGCGTCTGTAGGTGCTGTGAAAGTTGATTCAGATCTAAAAGATCCGTATCAAATTTCATCAGTTTTGTTAAGGACAGAAAAACCATTCCTAATTATTGAAGACATTAATACTAAAGATTGTATTTTGTTACGATCTTTATTAAAAATGTTATCAATATTAAGGTCTTGGATTTCTTTTGAGGCATTGTGTAAAACCACAGTGTCGCTAAGATCCCAAGATTGGACCTTCTTTCAGGAGGCCATGATGGTATTGAAAATAGCAATGAATATTGGATTTTCTCTTAATAGATTTTTATCTTCATCCTCGAATTTACTTAAAAGTAAATCGGGATTAGATATAATTCTATTATTTATAAATCCAACTTGGTTTGCCATTCCTATTGAAAGAATTCTTTTATATTCTAAAAGAGCTACTCTTTCATTAGGTATAGGATATTGATCATTTTTTACCATAATTGTGAATAAGTTTCTCAACTTATCATAATTATAGTAACCAAAGTCAATATCTAATGACAAACTAAGAGCTTTAATCCTTATAAGCTTCTCAAAAGATATATTTAACATCTTTGTAATTAATTTCTTACAAGATTTTACATATACCTTCATGGGAAACTTATAATAAAGTCTTCTTAATAAATCAACCAAAGATAATTTACAAATTAAACTGTTTTTCTTTATTTTAAAGAAATCATATAATATTAAAAATACTATAAAAGGATTTTTAAAATTATTAATGATTCCTTTAAGAGGAAGACCAGTTAATTCATAAGGTTTACCTTCTGAGATACGTATTCACCTTTTTGCGAACTCGTATGTATTTTTCGATACATGAGTTTTGTTTAAAGACACCTCAACTCCCATTTGTGTTAAAACTTTAATATAAGTTTTAGCGACATTGTCATTTTTAATAACAATGTCATCACCTAAAATAATATATTGATTAAAATTCTTTATATTATTTAGATTAGCACATCAATGTACTAATAAATGATGAGTTAGGGCGAATACAGCTCAAGATGAGTATGTTCCCATTGGTTGTCCAGTAGAATACTTTACTAGATTACCATCCGGTGTAACAAACTGTCTATTAGATAATATGTAACGTCAACTACTACTAAAGTTTTCATTGAAAATTCTAGTTAGTAGTCTACGTTGCAAATCAATAGGAAATCTGTCAGTTGCAGATGATAAGTCTAAAGATCAAAAGCTCTCTTCATTGTTTTCTCAAGCATGTAATGGATCTTGAGTAAAGGTCCGATCATTATATTTAAAATTATTTTTCAAAATATTAAACATAATATTATGAATTGGTTTTAAATATAATTGAGTAAAATAGTCAGAAATGGCTATAATTCTCAATTTTGATTCAGGATCTCTAACGAAGCTTAATTTCCCATTAGATTTACATTTAATGGAATATAAGTTTTCATCTCAGGCTTTCTTATATGCTTTACAAAAGAAATCAACACCTTCCTGATCTGTAAGATTGAATATATTTTGCATCTCCTCATAGCTATATTGTAATAGACTATGATAAGATGTTACCAAAGCAGATCCTTCAGGACCTGATTTAGTAGTTAAATATACATCATCTTTAGAAAAGGTAGGTAATGGTTTCTTTAGGGAAAACTCCTTAACGAATTTATTGATGAAACCACCTGGTATAATATAAGATCCTTTAGGAGGATCTGTTATACTAGAGTAGTTGGGTTTTACTTTAGATCATTCTTTATTATTTAAAGTTCATGATCTACTAAAATTTAAAATTGTAAAAACGAATTTTAAATTATAGTAATTCCCTTCATCTACAAGTTTTTTAAGAAATAGAAGCTTTTTAGGTCACCCATCTTTAGTTAAACCTATACTCATAGTATTAGTCAACAAAGGTTGACCACATATGTACCGAGTACAATGTAGTCTCATTTGTTTATAATACTTAATAGTATAGATTATCCCTCAATCTTTCTTCCATTTAAAAATGGTAGAAATAAAGGGTCTAAAGAATGGCTTTATATTAATTAATGGAAATATGTAATACAGAAGTCTTTTTAAAACTTTTGTATGAATATTCTTCATTTATTAATTTTAAAGTGTGGACCTATCCACTTGTCTTAATCATCATCCTTAAAAGGTAGAATAGATGGTTAAATCCATTGTCTATCCTAATAAGGGTAACAAGGCTAAATGGGACCTTTCCCATTTAGATTGTAAGCAACTTAGGTTATAGAATTAATTCTACAATGGCTTAGCAGTATTTCTATACTGTTAATCATATTTTGATTGCCATTTTAGTATTAATAATTATTTGGACTTTAACCAAAAACAGTTCAATTAATAACTAAAACCTAAGGTCCTTGACAATCTCCTCTGATAATTATCAAAGAAGACAGGCTTACCTTTGAGCAACCCTATTTTATAGGACTCGAAGTAAAACCGAAGAAATAATTTGTGAATTATTTTTGATGGCAAGTTTGGTACACAAACCAAACTTGGCTCTTCGGAGCATTTTATACCTTACGG